TCTAAGACCTACTACTTTGGTTGAAACACCAAGGTGGGGCCGAAGGAACTGTACTATGTACGGAAAATCAATGTTAACTAAACATGAATATAAACAATAAATTATTGTCCAATACTTATAAAGGTATTGATTTGACATTAGGAAAACTGTTATCCAAGGATACAGTAAACCTAGATGGCAAAAATACTCGTGTTAATAAGTTAACCATCGAGTCAAATTTAACATGATTCAAACAAAATTTTACAACTCTGTTCTCACCAAGTAAAGGTGATCGACGATGAATCGAGGTGGTAACTCAGGTCTTTTTAAAGTCAATTGACGATAATGGGCTTGAGCACACTATTAAGTTGTTTAAGGAGTTCTTAAGATTAGTTTCCCGGTATGTAATGTACCAGGACCCAAAGCAACCCCAAATGGGGCCTCATTGGATAAAAACTAATAAGGAAGGAATCCCTAAAGTTCTTAAATTCAGCAGGGACCAGATAATACGACTAAGGTCGGATACTAATTTCTCAAGAATGGTTTTGACATATTTAAGTATGTATAAACTATTCCATGTGGAAATAGATTACGACACTAGTACGATAACTGATCCTCTAAAGAATCCACGACTAATGATGGATGTTAGTGACAGAATCCTTGGATTCATTCGAACTGTTGCTAGAACTTTAAGAATCGAAAAATTCGAAAAGTCAAAAGAACATCCCGTACATGTCACACTAAAGGCAGGGGCCTATGGCCCGAGGTCTATGGGTGTGACCTCTTTATTTGATATTGCGTCCTCCCAAAATGAGGGTTTACTGGATACTTCACTGAAAATGGCTAATCTTGTTTATCAAGAAAGTAGCCGTAAGATTTTCAGTGATCTAGTAAACGAATCATTGGAAGCAACAACTTCATTACCCAAAGTAGAATTAAAACAATCTTCTCGATTACACTTCATTTCTGAAGGAGGTGGAAAGACTAGAATTGTCTGCATTGGGGATATTTGAACTCAGTCATGTCTTAGACCGATACATCTTCATTTGATGATGTTACTGAAAAAGATATCTTGAGACGGGACTTCATCACACAATGTTTTAGCTACCAAGCTTCGACACTGAACAATGGAGCAGGAATTCTACTGTTTTGACCTTAAGGCCGCAACAGATAGAATGCCTATCTATCTTCAAAAACATGTTATAAAACACATTTTTGGGGAATCGATTTCCGAGTTGTGACAGAAATTACTTATAGATAGAAATATAAAAGTAAGATCTGAGACGATACGTTATTCCGTTGGACAACCAATGGGCTACTTAAGCTCATGGGCGACAATGGCAATAACACACCACATCATTATACATTACTGTTACCATATCAACAATATTGCTCCGGCGAACCGTAGATATTGTGTAATAGGTGATGATGTGGCAATATCACATAAAGGCACAGCTGAGAGTTACAAAGAAGTGTTAAGTTCTTTGGGTATGGAGATTTCACTCGGTAAATCTATTACACCATATGATAAGAATCACATTTCGGCGGAGATAGCTAAGCGTTATTTCCATAACGGAGAAGAAATTTCCCCGTTGACTCCCAAACTAATTATCCAGGGTACAAACTGTATTTCAAGTTTGTTAGATCTGGATAGGAAGTTAGCTTCGACCTCTTATTATAAATGAGAGGAACCAGTTATTGTCAAGGTAAATCCTTGAGAAAAACCGGAACCTAAAACTTATAAAAAGAAGTTTCCAAAGTT